TAGAGTTGCGGGGTATTAATATGACTGTAGGCTATGATTTATCACAAACGATTAAAGGATATTTTACTGAAGCTAAGGGGAAGAGGAAAGGCTATGAAGATCTATGGCTCAAAGACCTCAGGCAGTATAAAGGCATCTACGATCCGGAAATTAAGCAAAACATGGACCCAAAGCGGTCACAAGCCTTTATCAGAGAAACAAGAACAAAAGTTAGGACTGTCGACGCCAGAGTCATGGATCTTCTCTTCCCGGCAAACGGAGAAAAGAACTGGGGTATTAGACCGACGCCAGAGCCAGAGTTCCCGCCAGATGTTGAGCAAGAGTTAATTCAAGGACTAACCCAAGCTATAGCACAAAGTTCAATAGCACAGTATCAACAGCAAGTACAGCAGGTACAGCAACAAGGTGGTGACCCTAATACTGTACCTAAACCTACTCCACGTAGTCCAACAGAAGAAGAGTTAGAGATAGCTAGATTAGAAGCCTCTAAAGTGATTGCTTCTAAAATGGAGAACACAATAAATGACCAGTTGACTGAACTGAAATATAGAAAACTTATGCGTGATGTAGCGCACTCAGGCCACTTATATGGTACTGGTTTTCTGAAAGGACCCTTAGTTGATCAAACATATAGAAAGAAATGGACCCAGAATACTGAGGGTCAATGGAACATAAAAAATGTTCCTATATTAAAACCATATATCGAGTTTAAGCATATCTGGAATCTTTATCTAGATATGTCTGTTACGGAAATAGAAAATTGTCGCTATATGATTGAACGCCATACTTTGCAACGTCACAAAGTTATGGAGTTAGCTAAACGACCTGATTTTAACGGGGAAGAAATTACTAATTATTTAACTGACCATCCTGCTGGTGACTGTAACTTTGAACTTTTTGAACAGGAGCTTTTTAACTTAAAAGCCTTTGATCAAGTACCAGCTTCTTCTACAGGTAAATATCAAGTCCTAGAATTCTGGGGGTATATTCCAGTCGTAGACCTTGTCAATAGTTTAAATGACGAAGATAAACAGAAACCAGAAATAATTATGCTACAACTTGATGAGGATATTATAGATATTTTTGTCAATGCTTGGGTCCTCGGTGATAGTATCATTAAGATTGCACAGCAGCCAATTGAAGGGGTAGAGTTTATCTATTATCCTTATTACTTTGATAAAGATGAAACAAGCATTTATGCTGAAGGTATTCCTACTGTTATGCGTGACCCACAACGCCTTGTTAATGCCTCTGTACGTGGGATGATTGATAATGCTGCCCATTGTGCTGGACCACAATATGAAGTTAATGTTGACCTGTTAGATGCAAACGAAGATCCTACCGAGACTGGGGCATTTAAAGTCTGGTTACGTACAGGTAGAGATGCTGATGTTGCAGGAAAAGAAGTTGTTCGTATAAAACAAATTTCATCCTATACTCCTGAATTTATGCAGTTATGGGGAGCATTCAGTAGAGCAGGAGATGAAGTTACCTTAATACCAAGATACTTGCAAGGTGATGCCAGAGTTTCTGGTGCAGGTAGAACAGCCTCTGGTCTTTCAATGTTGATGGGGCAAGCTAATGTAGGGTTAACTGACATCGTAAGAATGTTTGATGAGTGTATCACAAAACCGTTTATTTCTAACATGTATCACTGGAATATGCAATTTAATCCTGATACTAGTATTAAAGGTGATATGGAAATTGAAGCACGTGGTTCTACAGCCCTTATGGCAAAAGAGTTACGTGCACAACAGATTCAATTATTCTTACAAATGACTCTTAATCAGTTTGATGCTCCTTGGGTTAAACGTGAAAATCTTCTTAAAGAATGGGCTAAGTCAACGGATATTGCTGAAGTTGATGCTGTACGTACACCTGAAGAACATGCTCAAATAGTTCAATCACAACAAGAAGCAGCAAAAGCTCAGCAAGCTGAAGAATTTAATATGCGCATGCAAGAAGAGACCATGAAAGCAAAACTTGAAATGGAAGTAAATGCTAGAGAACAAGCTTTAGATACTATAGAATCTGCTGTTCGTAATTTAACAGGGAGATTGAAACGGTTAGAACAAACAGTTGGGTCTACAGAAAAGGAGCCTATCTCTAGTCCAATGACTCAATAAGGAGGTACTAATGATTAAGTTAGTTAATATGGAAATACCTAAAAGTGATAGTGAACCTACTGCTCTAGTTGCTGAAAAATCCAGTGAAGATAAAGGTCCTAGTTATCCGTATGGGTTAAGGCTAGATTTTTCTACAGAAATAATTAAAAAACTCAACATTGATATTTCACAACTACGAGTTGGAGATAAGGTTCATATAGAAGCTGAGGGTGAAGTTGTTCGAGTTAGTGTCTCAGAAGACCAGTATGATAAACAAATTCGTCAGAACTTAGATATTCAAATTACTGATTTGGGTGTCGATATTGGTGGAGACGAAGGAATTTTTAATAGAGTTTTCAGTGAAATAGAAGCTGAAAAAGATAAAGCTTTATTTGGAGCAGAGGCTCCTACGGCTGGAGGGTTTCGTAAAGGTTTATGGGAAGCGACAAGGTAGAAAAATTAAAGCAGTTTAAATTACTTGACGGGTCTGTTAAAATTTTGTTTACTTCTCTATTGAAATGTTATATAGAAGAGTATAAAGAGTCTCTCATATTAGCCAAGGGAGAAAGACGTGATGAACTTCAAGGGTTAATAAGAGGTCTGCGAGACGATATTCTAGCTGATATTGCTCGCCCCACAAAAGAGAGAAATGAATTTAAAACAGGGGCATATAATGCCGAAGCAGGAGTTGATCAGAAAGTGCCTAACGAAAGTTAGATACACTTATGAAATATAAGGTGGAGACGGTGGCGTCCGCCCACAAATGGAGGAAATATGCAAACAGGACAAGGAATAGTTAATCATGAGCAAGATCAAGCGGCTTATGATGTTGCATTCAAAGAAATAATTGATCTTACCCCTATAGAAGAAAAACCTATAGAAGAAAAACCTATAGAAGAAAAACCTATAGAAGAAAAACCTATAGAGACAAAACCTATAGAAGAAAAACCTATAGAAGAAAAGTCTACAGACTATAGGGTTTTATGGGAAGAGGCTGAGAAAAAAGCAAAAGCTAATGAAGACCGAATGAAATCCTGGGATGGGAGACTTGCTGCACAAGATAAACTTATTAAGGAACTTCAGTCAGCTAAAGCCCCAGTAGTAAAAGACCCAGACTTACAAGTAGGTTTATCAGAAGCAGAAACTATCTCTCTTAAAGCTTTCGAAGAGGAGATGGGAGAAGAGTTTGTAAAACCCGTCAATATTTTAATTAGAAAACTAATTAAAGAAGTAGTAGGTAAAGAGCTTACTGCAGCAAAAGCCTTTGCTACTGAAGCAACTACTACTGTTAAAAAGACTCTCGAAGAAGCTAAGGCAGAAAAAACAGCCGAACATTTTATGACAATTGAAGAGCAACATCCAGATATTAATAAGATAATTACCTCAGGTGATCTTACTAAATACGCTGAAGAATTACCTTACGCTCAAGCAAAAGCAACCTTGAATATAATTGATCATGGTAATACTTCCCAAGTTCTAAAACTTCTTAAGGAATACAAAGTAGCAAGAGGCATTCCTCTTAAAGCAGAAGAAAAGAAAGAGGAAAAGAAAGAGGAAAAGAAAGAGGAAAAGAAAGAGGAAAAACCTAACGAAAAAATAATTGCAGCTGCTGCAGTAAAGACAGGAAGTAGTTCTGTTCTTTTACCAAAATCTGAAGTTGACAAGAATGATTTCGTCGGCGCTTTTAATGAGGCAGTTGCAAAAGATAATCTAAAAAAATGACTCAGGAGGTCTAACGTATGGCTATAACTAAATATGGAGATATATCTCCTCGTACTGCAGCATTTGCAGCTAAGGAATTTCTTGAAAGAGCTCTTCCTTATCTTGTAATAGAAAAATTTGGGCAGGCAAAACCATTACCTGCAAACAATTCAAAGACCATGAATTTCAGGCGATACAATTCCTTGGACAATACTCCTAATGTGCTTGTTGAAGGGGTGACGCCTACTGGAAAACAGCTTACCTCTACGGATGTATCAGTCACCCTCGAACAGCTTGGTGATAGAATTACTATTACTGACGTTATCCAGGACACTCACGAAGATCCAGTTTTCAAAGAAGCTCAGGAAGTCCTTGGAGAACAAGCTGCTCAGATGGTTGAAGTAGCACGTTTCGGGGTTATTAAAGCTGGAACAAATGTGTATTATGCAAATGGTACGCAGCGTACTGATGTCAATACCCCTATTACTCTTTCTCTGCAACGAAGAATCACTCGTTATCTTAAACGCCAGATGGCCAAGAAGATCAGTAAAGTTGTTCGATCAACTGCAGCTTTCGGTACTGCTAACGTTGCGCCGGCCTTTATTGCCCTTTGTCACTCTGATTGTGAAGCAGACATTCGTAATCTTCCTGGTTTCGTGCCTGTGGAAGAGTATGGACAGCTTACACCGTATGAGTCTGAAATCGGTAAGGTTGAAGATGTCCGGTATATTTACTCCACTATTTTTGTTCCTTGGGCAGATGGTGGGGCGGCAAAATCAGGTTCTGGTACAGAAATGATTTCTACTGCTGGGACAAACGCTGATATATATCCGATCATTTATCTTGGTTCAAACGCATATGGTATTGTTCCTCTGAAAGGACCCAATGCTATTGTTCCTATGGTCGTTAATCCAACCCCAAGTGATAGTGACCCGTTAGCACAGAGAGGCCACGTATCATGGAAGTCAATGCAGAAAGCAGTTATCCTTAATGATGCTTGGATGCTGCGAGCTGAGACTTCTGTTACACTCAATCCGTAATATGAAGTGTAGCTAAAAATAATCTAAAAGGAGAACCGTACTATGGTAAAGGAGAAAAAGCTCGAGGTGGTTGATCCTGAACCTATTAAAGGTCAGGAACCTGAAGCGGATGAAGAGTCTAGTAAAGAAGAAATCACTAAGTATTTAAGGGAACACGAAACAGATTTGCAGGGAAAGAAAACTGAAGAAGTAGTAGCACAAACAAGGCGGTCGATTATTATTCATAATCAGGATGGTCCTGGTGGTAATCATGCAGTGTTTGTTGCTGTTAATGGTGTCGGTTACAATATACCTCGCGAAATAGAAGTATCAGTACCAGTAGCTGTAATACATGCTCTTGAAAATGCGACTGAAACGAGATACTTTCGTGAAATGGATGATGGTAAGGAATTTGGACCGATTCTTTCTCGTCAGGTACGACGGTTCCCATTTTATCTTGTCTAAGAGGAGGACATAACTTATGCCCAGAATATACGATTATGTGCGTGATGCAGATATTGCATCTCTATTTAACCTTTTGCTTGCACGTACAAATACACGTGCATTTTCAGGTGGGACGCTTGCTGCTAAAGCCACAGCTGATGCAGATCTTAAAACCACAACTACGATCAATTATGCCCTGAATGGAAAATGTATTATTCAGGCAGCAGCAGCGACGATTGATGTTTCAGGTCTTGCAGGTTGTGTAGCTGGTGTGGCAGCAGGAACCTGGACTCAGGCAGCTGCTAAATATGCAGCTTATCTTTTGACTTTAGCTTCTGGAACCTGGAATTTGCTTAAAGGACTTGATGCGGCAACGTCAGCAGCAGCTCTTATGCTTTTGCCTGCCTGTCCGGCAAATGTGTGTCCAGTAGGAATGGTTGTAGTTACGAACACTACAAATCCGTTTATTTTCGGTACGACTAATAGTGACGCTGCTGGTGTGACCTTTACTTGTTCAGATTTGTCTGACATAGTTAACGGTCTGGGGTCCTGTTATCTTGACACAATTACTCAGTAACAATTCCTTATAGGAGGATTTTGCGTATGGCCGTTGTAAAAATTAAACAGTTTCTTCAGAACATTAAGGACCCTGCAGCTAAACGCGCACTTTATGCGATCCTTAGCCAGATTCAGATTGAAATGGTAAGGGGTCAAATGCTTGGGCCGGCACCAGGTTTAGTCGCTAAAGCTACAGCGGATGCTGATCTTAAAACAGTGGCTGCTACATACTATGCCAAAAGTGATGGTACTATAGGTACAGTAGCAATTACTGCAACAATTGATGTTTCGACAATTGCTGGTTATACCCCGACAATTCTTGCAGCCGGGTATGCCAGAATATTCTTGTTAACAATTACTGATGCTGGTACTTGGGGAATGCATGAAGGTGTAACTGTTATTTCATCTGCAACTCCAGTTAGACCGCCAACTCCGGCTGGAAAAATTGCCTTTGGGCAGATAAAGGTGGTGAATACAACTAACCCGTTCACATTTGGAACAACTAATAGTGACGCTGCTGGTGTTACTTGGACGTGTTCAGATATGCGGGAAATACCTTCAACTGTGTTAGCATAACTGTTAACCCTTTAACCTTAGTGGGGGAGTTACTCCTCCTTTCTCCCCCACTTTTTTAAGGAGTTTGTTATGCCTTACTCTATTAATGATTGGTTAGCTGATGTTTCAGAGGGTATTCCTGGTTGTCCAAAAGACATAATTGATCGCGAAGTAATGAATTCAATTCGTGATTTCTGTGCTACGACTGGTACATGGCAGGAAAAACTAGACGCAATTAATGTAACAATAGGTGTAGCAGAATATGCTTTAGTTGCCCCAGTAGCTTTACAAGCATCAGTTGTTAATGTAGAACGAGCTGAATTCTCTGGAGGATTTCTTACTCCAGATTCAATGGAAGTCCTTGATAGTAGTGCAGATGCTTGGCGCCAACAGACCTCTTCTGGTCAAATCACTTATTTAGCAGATATTGAGAAAATATTTCGTTTCAGGTATATCCCAACTGAAAGTGTTGCTGGTGGCCTTGAAATTTGGGCTTCTTTAAAACCAAAGTTGACTGCAACAGTAATTCCTGATTATATCTACGATGATTGGTTTGATTGTATTAAGTATGGAGTATTCGGGCGTATTTTTAAGTTACCTAAACAAGCCTGGACAAATATTCGTGAGGGAGAATATTTTGAAGATTTATTTCAGGCAGATAGGTCAACTGCTAAAAAGATAAAAAAGACTGGTAGAACACGTTTATCTTTTAGAGTTCAACAACCTCCATTTTCAAATTGGTGAGGTAATATATGCCATCAGTTCTATTAGTAAAAACAGCGGCACGAAGATTATTGAATGAGCAATATGCCTCATTTTGGCTTGATACTGATTTAGAAGATTGGGTTACTCAAGCTGCATATGATATATCTACTCGTACTTATTCTGTAGAAACAGTTGATTATATTTCATTGTTAACTGGAATTGATTCATATACACCAGCAACTGCATTTTTACGAGTCGATAATATTTATTATGCTGCTGCAGGAAAAACACTACGTAAGACCACGCCTTTAATGAGAGGCTTTCAAACTGCTATACCTACTGGCCCACCTGAATATTTTTATGATTATGCTTCAAAAATATGGTTGTTCCCAACTCCAACATTAGCAGAGAATGGGCAAATTCTTACAGCTTTTTTTGCCAAAGAAACTAATGATATAACATTAATTTCAGGTAGATTTTATATGTCTGCAGTTATTTTTGTCGTGGCAATGGGGCTGATAAAAGAGAGACAAACAACAAAAGCTTTGCAAATGTTTAATCTTTATATAGCTTCATTATCAACAGACATAAGTAATCTTTTAACTCAAAAATTTGGTGCTCCGGCACTTGATTCATATAACCTTAAACAAACAGAAGTACAACCAGGAACAACAAATGCCTAATCAAGTAATTGATTATAACCAAGCATACTACCAGAAACGTGATGAAACTACTGAAAAGTTTCTTCAGAAGCAATTTGCTTTTACTGGTGAGTGGCAGCCAAATGTTGACCCATTAAAACTTGCACTAGAGAATTATTCAGAAATAGAAAATTTCAGATACATTGATAAAGATCTAGAAAGTGTTGATGGTTATGAAAAAGTCACTTCAAGTGCTATTACGACCTATATTAAAGGTCGTACTGGTCTTCAAATAAGAACCCCTTATACTATTAAATCATTAATCTTTGCTCAATGTTTTAATACTGATTTAACTGCATCAAAAGTATTTTTGAACATTGTTGAGCCACCAGGGTCAGGAACTTTTGAGGCAACAGAAGTTTTTACTGATGCTGCTGGAGCTGGTATAGCTAATATAAACCAGTTACCTCTGAACAATATGTTGTATTGTAATGGAGTTGAAACTAAGATATATGCTGGGGCAGAACAAGCGATAGGAGCTGCTTTTCTTGCAGACTCTATTTCTGCTTTAACTTTAACTGGTGGAAAAGATATAACTGACCGTGTTAGAAATGTTTTACAAGATTCTCTTAATATCTTTACTTTTGCTACTGGTAAAGTTTTCTTATTCGGTACTACTCGTCCAATTAAAGCATGGAAAGCTTATATTAAAACTTTAAATGCTTCAGCTTCAAGTATGTCTGGTTATGTTTGGAATGGTACTTCTTGGGGCGCTCTTACTTTAACTGATGGAACATCTTCTGGTGGAAAAACATTAGCTATACCAAGTGGACAGGGGTCTGTTTCTTTTACTTCTACGGTTGGTACAGTAAAGCCTGCTTTAATTGAGGGAATGTCCCTATACTGGTACTATTTTACTATTTCTGCGGGTACTGCTGATCTTTATCATGTTACTGTAGATTGTCCAATACAGAATCTTTGTAACCTTTGGGATGGTCAATATCGTTATTGCATTCAAGCACAAGATAAACGAGGAGCAAACTGGGAAAATTATACTGCTGAACTTGCAGAAATAAGTAATTCTACATATCCAATCGCTGCAAAATGGGGTGGATTAACAAGTTCTGATCAGATAATTCTAATGTTCAGTCGTAGAACATCAGCAGTAAAAGTAATAATGATTGCTGGAAAAGTTAATGCTGTTGCTGCCTCTTTTACTGTTTATTATTGGAACGGTTCTGCATTTGTAACTACAGGTACAGTATATGATGGTACTATGGTTAGTAGCGCAACCCTTGGACAAAGTGGTCATATCTCATGGGACTCTCCAGCTGATGGGCTCGAATTTCCGGTAACAATGTTTGATACTACTGGTTATGCTTATAAATTAGTCCCAAATGCTACTTTAACTCCTGGTACATCTAATGATGGAACATCAGTCGATGCCTTGTTTGGTGTTACAGCTACTGATCCTTTACCTATTTATGATTTTGGTTTTTCTTTTAAAAATCGAGTTTTTCTGGCGAACTATAAATTAGGTAAAGAAGCAAATCGTCTTGATTACGGGCCGATTGACACGATAGATTGTTATAATGGCGATGAATCAAGTGATGGGGAAAAACAGCTTTATATTGGGGACAGTGATGATTTAATGACGGCTGTAAACATTTTTAATAGATTTGGTTCAAATTTATATAATTCTGAACTACTATTAAAAAAAGGGTCAACATTTTTACTTGATGGTGATGGCCCTTCAACATTTAAATTATTTACTGTGTCTACACATATTGGTTGTCCTGCTCCTCGTACTATGGTTACAGCAGAAATTGCCTATGAAATATCAGCTGGGAATATTCGTAATATTGCCTTATGGTTAAGCGCCAGAGGGCCGATGTTATTTGATGCTGCTGTGCTTGTCCCATTACGTGGAATAGATAATTTTTTTGATGCTACAAAAACAGAATGCATTAATTCTGCTTATATTCATAGAGCACATGCCTGGTTTGATCCGAACTATAACGAGTATAATTTATGCTTCCCATCAGGAACTGGGCAAACAGAATGTAATGTTTGGGTAATGTATAATCTTAATTCTAAGCGATGGTCACAGAAAAAACCAGGAACACAACCTGTACCACAAGCAACGTTTCAAGTAAATGATACTCAAGGCAATATCTTTATTTACGCCTTATTTAATAATGGTCATATGGCCTTGTTAGAATCTGGGTTGTTGTGGAATGATACTGAAGACATTCAAGCTTCTATAACTATGGGAGAACATTTACCAAGTGGGGATATATTTGATACTACATTAATGCGACGCATTAAATTATTAACTAAAACAACTCCTTTAGATGCCCTTAAGTATACCCGCAATGATTTTATTTTTACTGGTTCAGGTTATTTAGATGGTAATTGTAGGGTATATAATGAAGTAATTGAAGACCCATTAGTTACTGAAGTTCATTTCTCTGGTGATGATTTACATTGTAAATCAATTGAAGAAGGAGCAACCTTTGTTCCTAACCCACCACATTATAAAGAAACAGCTGGTGCTCTACAAATAGATGGGGAAATTTTCGAAGGTATACAAACAACAATATCTACTGCTGCGGGTGATTTTGTTGTTGCCGGTTTTCAACCCGGGTATGTTATTTTAACAGATGAACCATTATGGAATTCAAAATACATCCTTCAGTCCGTCACAGCTGATTTGTTAACTTTTCTTCCAGCAACTCGTGCTGCGTATGTTAACCCCGGAGTTAATCGTACATTAACTGCAATTCCTGTTTTAGTAGAATATGCGGCAAACGGGGATTCTTCTTATACTCTTTTAACTACAGTGGCTCTTGCAGAGGGAGTTCAACGAGTCCAACGATTTGTTTCATTATGTAATTCTACTGCTTTTTTACATAAAGTAAGATTTACCTTTGTACCAAAAGATGCTACTACTAAAATAAGGCCCTTAGCATGGGGGTATCAATACTTAATTGAAAGAGATGATATAGAGGTATAATATGGCACAATTACTTGCTGGAACTTTAATTGGTGGTCTTCATGTTCTTAATGAAGTAGATGCTTTAGTAAGATATGGGACAAGTAATAATTTTACTTTAGCAACATTAAATACTGCATTAGCAGCAATTGGTGGTGATACAGTTACTTTGCTTCTTCGTCCAGGCACATGGACTGTGACTGATAATTTAACTATTCCAGCAAATGTAACATTAAAACTTCCTAAAGGTTGTCTTTTAACTGTTACTGCTCTTAAAACCCTGACAATTAATGGTACTGTAGAAGCAGGACCATATCAAGTGTTTGGAGGTGCAGGTACCGCAACAGTTACGAATCTTCCAAGAGAACAAGCTTGGTGGGGTAG